CCTCGCTGCTATCCTTAAAACACGAAGGGCATAAGCATAAATCTACAATGCGTTGCTCTGGCGTGTGCTTCTGCCACCAATAGTAAACCAGCAAATGAGATTTGCCATAAATAACTTCCTCGCACTCATCGCATACATCCATTTGGCTTACATCTTCCTCCCAGCAATATTCTACTTTGCCTATGATGTCGCTGGCTGCCATGCTACCTTTTTAGAATATCCTATAATCCTATTTACTTCTTTATGCTCTTCAATAACGCTGTGTAGCACTATTAACCTTCCTCGGTAATATATGGCAAACCTTTCTGATAATTCGTTTAACGCTACGGCAGTATCAAAGTCTGCCGGGTTGGTGTCGTTAGGATCGTAATCACCAGCAACATTAGGTCTGCGGCTATGCATTGTTATTAAGTAAGGCTTTTCGTGTACTGTCTTGCCGTTACTATCAAACCTTGATCCGTGTTGCTGCTCTACCATTGCCCAATCTTCACGAATAGTAACCCATCCGGAATTGGTATAACCACCTCGGCCATCGGATGTGCCTTCATCCATTCTTAGCAACCTTACACGCTCATTTAACTTGCCTGGGTTCATGCGTTTATTGTTTGTCGGTAAGGATTCCAAAGCATTTTAGCATCATAAGTAAGCTGTGCTACGCTGCCTTCTACGGTTTCATTACCGCGATTAACATACATATCAGCAATAGTCTTTAGCATGCCCTCGACCAATGGAGCATCTACGCTGGTCATTCCAGCTACATATTCAACCAAATAACCATCGGTATCATAAGCAGCAGAAGTAGTAACCGTGGATGCTACGCTAACTTTAACTCGTGGCCAGTCTTGCCCTAACTTATAATAGTTGCCATTTAGCGTTAATGTCTCATCGCTTACGCCTGGCACCTGCTTTTTAACGCTTGTAAGGCTTTTTACTGGGCCTCTGGGCAGTTCTAATACTACGCTGCCATCGCTGTAATAATCCCATTCTTGAAACTCAAAGAAAGTAGTGCGGATCGTTTTCTCTACAATAGAACTATCAATATAGGCTTCGCATAACTGGCGAGCAGCCTTAATCTGCCTTTCAATAATAACATCTTCAGAAGCTATTACGCCATACTCTTGTTTTAAGTATGCTTTTGCTTGAGCAGCAGTTATTGGCTCAGATCCGGTTGTACTAACTACCTTTACTTCCGTTCTCATTTTGTTTCTTTTTAGATGGGCGACCTTTTCTTTTTGGTGCTGGCTTTGGTGCTTCTTCAACCTTTGTTGGCTCTACTTTTTTAGCAACTTCATAAACCTTGCAAAATCCTTTATCAATTAAAAATTTAGCGCGGATAGGATTCTCAAAGTATCGCTCTCCAGGTTTATAGGTGCCATAGCTATCGCTGCGTGCGTGTTCTTTTAAAACTACCAATTCCATACTTGCCATTTTATTTGCGTTTAAGTTAATAAAAAAAGGGGGCAGAATTACCGCCCCCTTCCTTCACCGTTGAACTTCCCCAAGTTCAATTAATCATTATTAGGTTGCTGCTGTTACATCTGCGTAAGCATCGTAGAAGATACCACTTGGACGGCCAATGGCCAGAGCCAAACGCTCTTCGATTACGATAGTTACCAGATTCTTAATAGCATCATCCTCGTTCTGATCGTAGAAACGTACAGAAAGACCTGCTCTCTGGAATCCTTGAGCGGCACGAGCCATGTTAGCAACTAAGAACTGACCTTGAGTAATAGCAGTAGATTGACCTACAACCAAACCAGCGATAACCAAACGGCCATCAGTAGTAAAGTTGATGCGGTTTAGGTACTGACCATCTGCGGTGTCCTTCAGAAGCATGATGTCGTACATATCAACTGGGTGAACCAGGATAGTATCGGCAACATAATTAGAAGCAGCAAGAGTGGCAGCAGCAGCTATAATAGCATCAATCTTATGATCTACGTTAGAAAGAGTCAAACCAGAAGGCAAGTTAGCGGCAGTAAGAACGCCACTTGCTACTGACAGACCTTCAATTTGCTGAGGCCCAGTACCGCCAGTTCCGTAAAGAAGCTGCTGATCTTCTTTGTCATAAACATCTTCGGTCATTTGGAAAGTAACAAAAGAACTTACGAAATCAAGGTCGGTAAGCATTTCCTCTGAAATCTTGCTATAAGCAGCAATCTTAACAGCAGGAGCAACAGCAGTAATGATGTCCTTATCAAGTTGTGGCTTACTACCAGCACCATCAACAGTAACAACAGTACCCTCGCCGGTTCCGCTTTCTTTGCGATATACTACTTTATCACCAATCATAGTTCCAAAAGGAATGAATTGACGGATACGCTCTCTGCGGCGTACATTGTCAAAGATTCCAGGAATGTACTGACGGTCAACAACAGCGGCAGCAGTTTGTGTTACGTTGCTTGCAAAAGTCATATCGGCAACTGCTTTTAGTTCGTATGACTTAGTGCCAAGGCCTGTTCCGTGTGCTTGGTGCTGCTCAAACAACTTGCGATCTTCGTCAAAAGAATCTTTAAGGATTTGGGCAGCAGTTTTGCTGATTGCGCCAGCTTTATTACCCAGTTCTTTTTCTGCGGTAGCAAGTTTGCTGGAGATGTTATCCAGTTGCTTTTGCATTTCTGGCATCTTCTCAACTTCCTCTTTCCACTTCTTAGAAAGGGTATCAATCTCGCTTTTAAGGTCATTTACGCGACCCTCGTTTTTTTCTTCAATGGCTTTAGCTGCGAGATCCAGCTTGCCTTTGAGTTCTTCGCCTAGCTTTTCGCCAAGGCTTTTGCTATCAAAATCTGACATTTTAATTCAGTTTAAAAGTGTTATTAAATCCTTCAATCACAAAACCCGGCTCAATTTTATCCAGAGTGCTAGGCGGCTCTTTATCGAGTGAGTTAATTTTATTTAGTGGCGGTGTGTAGCTATTGCTACCAAATAATACCGCACTTACCTCAAATACTTTCTGTTCTAAAACGGCAAAGAAATATCCTGCCTCGTCTGCTTCTTCTTTGTTAATGACCTCTGGGTAATACTTCTCCCACATTGCATATCCCTTCTCATCATTTTGGTCATTTACGCACATCTCTATTTTTACATACTTCAACCCGATAGAGTGCTGCTTAATTTCGCCCTCTTCATAAAGCATCTTCATTTTAGCATCATAGCAAGGATCTACTTTAAATACCAATGCTTCGGTGGTGCCTTCGGCTTCGTATCCTAATTGCTTAATCGGCATTGTGCGCACTTCTACGCCCAGGTTCTTGCCTATAATACCTTTTGGCGTGTGGTTGTGATTCTCTAAGAAAGGTGCGTATTTAGCTGCTTCTTGCACCGTCTTATCATAGCTGCCACGGATAGAAACATCCATATGGCTATCCATAAACCCGGCAGAGTTGCCTACTATTTCAAAAATGGAACTTTTATAATTTTCTGCTTTATTGGCTGATTTTTTGCTGATGGTTGCAGGAAAGTAAACTGGATCGGCCCATTTGATTTCGCGCTTTTTGGCCTTTAGTATATCCTCTTTATTTTGAATAATAAAGGCTTTGCGCTGCTCCGGGCTATCTATGTTTTCCAGTTCTTTTAAAATCATTTTTCTACAATTTCGCCTTTTTCTTTAGCCTCCATCTTTTCTTTATGACGCTTTAAGACTTCTTTCCAGTCAATGACCTTGCCTTTATTTTTAGCGTCTTTGTCGCTTTGTGACATTGTATCGGTAAACATTTGCCTCAAAATTAAATCTTATAATACCTTAAACACCCCAAATGTGCTATATTAGCACCAAAACAGACCAATGAGGCAAACGCCAATAATTAAGTTTACGGTAACAGATCAAATGTGGGAGGATTACAAAAAGATATGCACCCGCAAGAATCAGTCTATGGCTTCCGAAGGCAGAAGGCTAATTGAAGAGTATATAAAAAGGGAAGGGTAATTACAGCGGTCTAACGTAGCCAACATTACATCGGCAGTTAATGACTTCTTCTGGCGGTGCGCCCTTTTGGTTCGGGTATAATAGTCCATTGCTAAATGCTTCGTCTGGTCGCAATTTGCGTCTTTCACCATTTACTCGGCTATGGCTATCTCTTGTGACTGAATCACTAATAGCCAGCCAAACCTTATCAAATTCTAATCCTGTGCTTAGTGCGCCTTGATGACTGCCAAAGCTGGCTGCTGCTCCAGTTTCTGTCCTGGCTATAACCTCAGCCCTAAATAAACGCTTGCGCCATTCTTTAGGTATCTGCTTGCGCATCTCTCTGCTGTATTCATCTATGCCCCAGCCCTCTTCTAAACCCTGGCTAATGATGTTTTGAATAATACGCAACGCATCATCTCGGCTTGTTTCTAATATGGTTACAATATCATCAAGGGCATCTTCTCTAATGTATCGCTGGATAACTAACTGCCAATATTCTAAAAACTCATCTTCATCTTGCTTGGTAGTCATTATGCCGTAGCTACTTTTTAAACCCCTTGCTGATGATCTTAAAAAGTCTAAACCGACTTCATAATGCAAGTCAGTAAATACTTTCTCTATTTCGTCTTTTATTATTAGCGTATCAAGCTGGTTAACTACAACTCGTGGATCTTGTACTTGATTGATATAATCTAAAACCGGTTTAATCTGATTGGCCAATGCACGCCTAAAACGCCGTATGTACTTGCGCTCATAGGCAAGTTTCTTGCGGTCTTGTTTTCGCCAGTATGCTCTTAGCTGTCGTTGATTCACATTGCAAATGTAACACTATTTATAAGGTGCGCCGATTGGCCTTAATTCCATATTA